CATCGACCACATTTTTGGAACGGGTGACTACCATGACAGCGTTTGTGTCAATTCTTTAATGGATAAGGGTGGTCCGCCTCAATTCGCAAATAATTCTAAGAGTCGTGCTACACGTGTTTTGCATCGTGAGTTTGTTCAAGATGTGATTGGGTCAACTGCTTTTACCAATACAGTTTATCCTATTGCGATTACAAACTCAACCTTGTTTCCGTGGTTGTCAGCTGTTGCGTCTAACTATGAGCAATGGCGGATTCACGGAATGTTGTTTGAATTTAGGTCAACTAGTGGAGTTCTCTCCACAACCCAGGCCTTGGGGGCTGTTGTCATGGCCACTCAGTATGATGCTCTTGATAATCCGTTTGTGAATAAACAGCAGATGGAAAATTATGAGTATTCAAACAGTTGTGCGCCATGTTCTAATATTCTTCATGGTCTTGAGTGTATGCGTAATTTAGTGGCTGCTCCTATTTTGGACACGGCCCTTTCCGAACGTCCTGGCGTTGTCAGTGACATCCGATTATCTCAGTTTGGTGTGTTTAATTTGGCCACTGTTGGTCAAACCAATGCTGTTACTATTGGTGAGTTATGGGTGACTTATGATATTGAGTTGTTAAAACCTCGTATCTCAGCTTTGGCAAGTGCTTTGCCATTCAATATGGTGTGTTTTGAAGCAACATATAATACTACTACTTGTTCTAATGCTGTGCCGTTTGGACCAACCGGTACTATGGTGGTTTCTGCTGCCCTAGCTCCTGTTGTTGCATCTGAACCTTCTGCCGTTCTAAGTAGTTTTCTTAATGTTACGAATAACACTGTGCCTCTACCAAATGCTGCTGCTCCTTGTTTCTCTACTAATTCTGCAAATTTTGCTATTCCAGCTGTTTTTGCTGGGCGTACAATTGCCCTTGTTATGAGTTTTGTTGGAACTGGTTTTTCTGGTTCAACTGTCATAAGTGTTGTATCTGGTGGTGCGACCGTGCAAAATCAGATTACATCTACTATAACAGCAACCGCATATTCCGGTATGAGTAGTATTCAATTACCAATCATCAATCCAACTCAAACTGGTGCAAATTTTTATTTCACATTTGCCCCCATGACATTGTCAACTTGGACATTGGCAAATTACTATTTCTTTGTGATTGGTTAGGTTGTTTTTAATGTTGTCGTTATGTTTAATTTGTCTGTTTGATCGTGATTAGTCGGGCGTTTGTGTACAGGTAGATAGAGTAGAGCATTGTAAAGTCCGGCCGAAAGGCGGTGGGTATTTTGATACCTAACCTTTGTTTGAACACTACCCGAGGCACATTATCGGCCAATGAAAATTGTCACAAATAAAGTGATATGTGTTGTGTTGGCTTATCTGTAGTTACGACCTTGATTTCCCCCAGATCTTAAGTTTGTAATGGTATGAACCACACGTGTGCTGTTAGAGTTTTCCAGGTTCTGGGCGTTTCTCTAATGGCCAAGCATGTGTTTATTTACATGGGTTATCTCGTTCCCTATAATAAAAACGGGCATTGTGTGGCAGCCTCGTGATGCGTTTAGTTAGTTACGGAT